CGCCCAATGGTCTGCTGCCGATTATCCTCCGTGACGCTCCGTAAGCCTTGACGTTGCCCCACACGACGTTCTGTGGGGCACTCCGTAAACTTATCCCCCGCCACTGCAAGCCCCGACAAAGGGGCTTATGTCTGTCATAATATACACAATACCAGAGGTGTATTTTTGCCCTATATTCTGTAGTTTTAGCCGCTTGCAATAAGTCACTCTATGCGGTAATATGTAATCACCGAAAGGGAGAAAACCCCACGGAAAAACAAAAATTACGGAGGATACAAAAATGGTAAGTTACGGAGTAGCAAAGGCAAGAGCGATGGCAAGAAAGAGCAATTGGAACGAGGAAGAATACACTTCCAAGGCAACAATCACCTGGGCAGACAGCGAGTACGAATACGAGCTTGAAATCGAGAACGAGGACATGGACGAGGACTTCGAGGCTTGGATTGAAAAGCACGCCGAGGAGCTTGCAAGAGAGGATGCCGCGGCAAACGGCACAACCTTCGAGGAGGTGGTTGGAATCAGCTACGATTATGACTACATTGACGACGACGAGGCTTTTGACAGGGACTACGAGGCCTACGCCGAGTTCGAATGGGAGTGTAGAACGGGGAGATAAATTCCCCAAGCACCCGAGGGCGGAGCCGAAAGGCTCCTACCTTCGCCCACGTTGCCTTTGTGGGGCATTTCAGCCGAGCTGCAACAAACAACGCAATGCCGAAAACGGTGGCTTGTGGGCGATTCTGGGGCAAGTGTGAGCGTCGCATAATACACAATTTTCTGCACTGATATTTGTCACATTTATTATTCCAAATACCGTTGACTATCCTCCGATAATGCGGTAACATACATACTACCGAAAGGCACATAGCTGGACGGAAAAACAACAAAGGAGAATGAAAAAATGTGGTCAGAAGGAACAATTAAAGTCAGGAACAGCGTATTCCATTACTGGGTGAAGCACTACGATGAGCCGAGCCATTACGGAATCGAAAACGGCAGAATCAGTAAGCTCACTCTTAAGCGAAACGGCATGGTGGTTTACAACTACGACCGTGGCGAGGACACCAAGGCAATCGACAGCGACACGGAGATGGCATTGGCGATTCTGATAAGGGACTACAATTAAAACCAGCAGCCCTGCGGGGCTGTTGCTCATATATACAGAAGCTCACCGATGGTGGGCTTTTCTTATGACAGGAGGTGAAACAATGGCGAAATACAAACCGACCCGATTTATGGCGGATGATTCCAAGTACAGCAAAAAGGCTGCGGATTATGCGGTGAATTTCATTCAATGCCTGTGCCATACCAAAGGAAAATGGTCTGGAAAAGCCTTTGACCTATTGGAATGGCAGGAACAGATTATTCGTGACCTTTTCGGCATAATTAAACCTTCCGGTTATAGGCAATTTAATACGGCATACATTGAGATCCCAAAGAAAAACGGCAAATCAGAGCTTGCTGCTGCCGTCGCTCTCCTCCTGAGCGGAGGTATACGGCTGTGCCGCTGACCGACAGCAAGCCTCGATTGTTTTTGATGTCGCCGCAGACATGGTGCGAATGTGTCCTGCATTAGGCAAAAGGACGAAAATTCTGACTGCTCAGAAGCGTATCATCTATACGCCGACGAACAGCTTTTATCAGGTGCTTTCAGCAGAAGCCTACTCCAAACATGGCTTTAACATTCACGGAGTTGTCTTTGATGAATTGCATACCCAGCCAAACCGAAAATTGTTTGATGTCATGACAAAGGGTTCCGGCGATGCCCGTATGCAGCCATTGTATTTTCTCATCACCACAGCCGGAACTGATACAAATTCAATCTGTTATGAAGTCCATCAGAAAGCAAAGGATATTATTGAAGGCAGAAAACATGACCCTACATTCTATCCTATAATCTATGGTGCAGATGAATCAGAGGACTGGACTGACCCAAAGGTCTGGAAAAAAGCAAATCCGTCACTCGATAAGACCATCGGAATGGATAAGGTGGTGGCTGCGTGTAATTCTGCAAAAGAAACGCCGGGCGAGGAAAATGCGTTTCGGCAACTGCGTTTGAATCAGTGGGTAAAACAGGCGGTGCGTTGGATGCCGATGGAAAAATGGGACAAATGCAAGGTCGCTTTTGATGAAGAGATGCTTGCAGGTCGTATTTGTTATGGTGGTCTTGACCTTTCCAGCACAACAGATATAACGGCTTTTGTGCTTGCCTTTCCGCCAACGGAAGAAGACGAACATTATTATATTCTTCCTTACTTCTGGTTGCCTGAGGAAACATTGCCTCTCCGTGTAAGGCGTGATCATGTTCCTTACGATGTGTGGGAGCGGCAGGGCTATCTGAAAACTACGGAGGGCAATGTGGTTCACTATGGTTTTATCGAAAATTTCATTGATGAACTGGGGCAAAAATTTCATATCAAAGAGATTGCATTTGACCGCTGGGGTGCAGTGCAGATGTCGCAGAACCTTGAGGGATTGGGTTTTACAATGGTGCAATTTGGACAAGGCTACAAAGATATGTCACCACCGACCAAGGAATTGATGAAACTGACTCTGGAACAGACCCTTGCCCACAGCGGACACCCCGTTCTTCGGTGGATGATGGATAACATTTTCATCAGGCGTGACCCTGCCGGAAATATCAAGCCGGATAAAGAAAAATCCACAGAGAAAATTGACGGTGCTGTCGCCATGATCATGGCTCTTGACCGGGCAATTCGCTGTGGATGTACTGGGGATGGAACAAGTGTTTATGACGAAAGAGATATGTTGATTTTGTAAGGAGTGAGGAATTATGCGTATTTTGAGAGGATTTTTTCGGGGACGAGATCACCCGAAAAACAGCTACGACAGTCCCAGCTACAGTTACTTCTTCGGACGTTCCAACAGTAGTAAGCGAGTCAATGACCGTACCGCCATGCAGCACACAGTGGTGTATGCCTGTGTGCGAGTTCTGTCAGAAGCGATTGCCCAACTGCCATTACACGTTTACCAATATACCGAAAACGGAAAAGAGCGAGTGCCACGGCATCCGCTCTATTTTTTGCTGCATGATCAGCCAAATTCGGAAATGACATCCTTCGTATTCCGAGAAGCCCTGATGTCCCATCTGCTGATTTACGGCAATGCTTATGCACAAATTATCCGAAACGGTCGTGGAGATGTATTGGGGCTGTATCCGCTGATGCCGGATAAGGTCAGAGTAGACCGTGACCAGCGAAATCGTCTGGTCTACATCTACAGTCGCTACGATGAAGCCAATCCAAACCTGAAACAGCAGGGCGATATTGTCCTGCAGGCAGAAGATGTGCTGCATATTCCCGGACTTGGGTATGACGGCTTGGTGGGATATTCTCCCATTGCTCTTGCAAAGAATGCAATCGGCATTTCTCTTGCCTGTGAAGACTATGGTTCTACCTTTTTCGCCAACGGTGCCAGTCCATCCGGTGTGTTGGAACATCCGGGAGTCATCAAAAATCCAGAGCGTGTGCG